CGCGGTAATGTAGGTTTCGCCCCATGAAGCGTCGAGGAACTGCAGTGGGTATAGGCGGAAGTAGCTGCGCGCTAGACCATAGTTGTACTCAAGAGACTTTTTCCAAACAAGCTCAACTGGACCATTGTCTCCAAAGACATACCCGAGATTGACGCCAGGAGGAATCGTTGTAAGAAGCGCTTCACCAGAAGCAAACTGCGTTGGTGAAACATATGGAGGGATCAAGCTATCGGTGTTTACGTTCACGCATAGCTGCATCATTGGCTGTGCAGCTTGAATTGTTGCCCACATCGTTGGCTGCCAAGTACGAACTTGCGCGAAGATAAGCGGTGTTGTTCCGATGACGGGGGCGGCAGTAGTAAGCGTCCAGGTTGTACCACCCCAAGCATAGCCACCAGTGACGTAAACGTTCATGGTAGTCGTGATTGTATCAGCAGAGCGGCTCCACCCAGATGACGAGGCTATGTAGATGCCATTGAACTGTGCTAGTGATTGTCCAATTACCAGGACGCGGTCACCATTTGAAACTGAAACACCGTCAATAACTTGCAAGCCAATAAGGGTAATATTTGAGGTCGCAAGCCACTGGACTGAAGTTTGTGGTCCGCCAGTTGGGTATTGCGTGGCACCATATGTGGCTACAAAGTTTGATGGCTCAACATCAAAGCCCATCAGCTTCCATGGTTGAATGTCTGGGCGATCTGTTGGAAATACATTTGGACCGAATGAGCTAAAGTAAGCAGTGTAGATATCGTACCAGCGAGCAGGAACTGCTGTGAGCGGAGCAATAGTTGCCTGCTTGTAGTTCCACGTGAACGCATTGCCTGGCGTATAGTCAGGGGCAAAGGTGTCATAGTTGTATTCGGCAGAAAACTGTGCGAGCTCTAGCGCTGCATATGGCGAGTTGATAACACTCGGCTGCTGCAGAATCAAGTTGATTTGCTGCTGTGGGTGAACGCCATTATAGAGCTTGTTCTCAATTGCCAGAACCAAGCTGTTGCGAACGGCAGCTGCGCTAAATGGAATCCAACGAGCGGCTAGGTTGCCCGTGATAACCCATGCGATACCGCTGTACTGATACAGCGTGTTAGTTGATCTGTTGTACCAGTACTGACCAGCGACTGCTGTAGCTGGAGCGGTTGGCGTATCATAGGAAACATCAAAGATAGACAGCGTGAATGTAGATGGCTTCAACCAGAACTGGCGCGCATATGGAAGTGATGGCATCGTTTCAGAGAAAACACCTGGTGAAGAGGTACCATCTGAGCGAGGCACAATCGTTCTAACCAGAGCACGATCGTTGTCTGGATTGTCAGAGGCAACTACTGCCGTGTGTCCATCGTGGTACACGATGACAGCGGAGTTCAACTCAAAGTCAAAGATAATTCCAGGTTTAACCTTGGGAAGCAGGCCAAGGTATGGAAGCGTTGCAGGCCAGTTTGTTACTGCTGCCGTTGAGTCACTGAACACCGTGGTCAAGTTTGCGTCTAGTCCACGAAGCTTCTCGAAGTATGCCTCAAGTGCAAGAATGTCAGCTGCTGCAGGATTTATCGTTGACGTCTCGATGGTGCCTACAGATGCCAGATAAATTGCAAGATTGTTGATCATGAATTGATCAATGCTCGAGAGAGCTAGGTTGTACTGCTGCTCAGCAAAGTCAATGATTGTGATTGGAGAAAGATCAGGCTCAATAAGCATGGATGCGAGCAGCGGGAAGTTGCTACCAAATTCTCGTATCTGACCACCAAGCCCCGGGTTAAAATCTAGGTTGCGAACATTGTTGTCGCCGAAGGAAGCACCGGTGAAACCTTCCTGCCATGCAATGACAGAAATGCCATGATTGAGAAAGTCACCATACGCTATCTGAGTTTCAGTCTGGCGATTAAGGTTCTGGAACATGCGCGAAGGCGTAAGCCAGCAGCCTGTTGGATTTGGGGTAGCATGGTCAGCGTTGTACCCACCTGGATAGTTGATGATGGTTCCAACTACAGAGAAGTTGCTGTGCGGGATCGTCTGAGAGGTATCGAGATAGTACGTGCCTACTCCGCCTGTTCCCGTACCCTCTGCAACTATGTTGCCCGCGGCGCCGATGCTGAAGGTTTGTCCAGGCTTGATGACGCCTTGTGTGACGGCAGTTACCGTAAGGATGATGCCTGAGATTGATCCTACGAATGATGCGCCCGGAAGCTGCTCGACATAGCGAGGAGCGGTTGGTGCGTAGATGTTGAATGTAAAGTATTCACCTGGAGCGAATGGGTCATTGCCAGTGAGAATGTTGAGGGTCAGTTCAAGCTCATCGGTTATAAATGGAACATTGACGGTCGCTTGTCCAACGTTACCGCTGCGTGAACCAACGATCGAGAAGATAGTTGGCGTTACTGCAGTTGCAACCCATTGCTGGTTGTCAGAGTTGGCGGCAACGCTTGTAATGTTTAGAACACCCTTGTTTGGTGCACCGAAGAAGAGTGGTGTGGATGCAGTTGATGTAGAAACACCTGGCTGCCAAATGGAGGTGAGGGCACCACTGTTCTTCCAATAAAGAATGCGACCCTGCGCATCCTCGATACCAGCTCCGAATACATAATCCCCGTTGTCTGTAAGAACAACGCGACGTAGAAGAACTGAATCAGTCTCATAGTTTGGACCTTCAGCATAGAACCAAATGCCCGACGTGCAACCAGCATGGGTGCCGTCATAGCGAAAAAGGTCAAACTGTGGGATCTGGTTGAAGCGAGTCTTTACCTGAGCCTGAGGAATATTGGCAACACCAAAGGTAGTTGCGCTTGAAGGATTGCCATTCCCGTCAACATAGGCATTTAGCTGCATCGTGTAAGGATATTCGATGATAGGAACTTGTGCCTGCGTAGCCGTATTGATAGTGAATCCAACATCGGCATAAAGTGCGATGTCGTCTCTATGGATCCAGTAATTGAATTCCTGCCATTGGTTGACAGGAATTGGCGCAGTTGTAGATGCAAGCGCAAATGGAAATTGATCGCTGCCCACAGTAAGCGGATTTGCCGATGCAGTAAATGTGTATGTGTATCCAGCTTGGGCACCACCCGAAACGTATACCGTGATGCTACTGTATGTTTGCCCAACAGCCATATCTGGTGCACGCTGCCATTGGGCACCTGCTGTCGCTATGTAGATACCATTTTGCGATGGATCTGTCTGGTCCTTTACAAGGATGCGGTTGCCGGAAGCAATGGCAACGCCATCAATATACATTCCTTGTGGTGTGCTGCCGCTTAGATAGATTGAATTTATACCAGTGACAGTTCCTTTACCGACAATTACCGTGCCATCGAAAGTTGCGCTGGTTTGACTAGTGAAATATTCAATGGTGATTATGAACTTGTCACCAGCAGCGAATACATCCGCACCGTTTGTGATGGTGAATGTGCATAGATCGACGACGCGTGCGCCATCACTCAGGCTTGGTGGACTTGGACCAATGCCAGTATCGTGTGTTGCTATGGTAACCGCAGTGCTTACGCCGGCACCTGCCGCAATTACTGACGATACAGCAAAGACGTTTGGATCAAGGTTGCTTGTGATCGTGAACACAGTGGCTGATGTAAATGTCAGCGTAAAAGTTTCTGGTGGACGATCATTATAGTAGAGGTTGATGTCTCGGGTGGTGGCCAACTGTACTGGCATCTTTAGCGAATCAGTTGGCTTTGGACGCGCGATGACGTAGTATTCGGGGGTGAAATCTGGATTCCATGATGGACCAGTTCCCGCCACATATGCAGATCCTACCCAATAGTAATTCGTGTAGTTGACGAACTTGTCATAGTCAATTGGTGGAGAGTAGTTGAACGTCTGCTCTTGAATCCACGTGCGTAGATCGCCAATATCGATGTCAAGCGTGTTGATCTTGTTGACGAAGTCATCAAACGTAAAGAGATATTGCTCAGTGCCTGCTTTGAAATAGAGGCCTGGGATAAGGGCATTTTCTTGGCGCTCTAGATCCGATTCAACGATAGTGGCATCACCAGCAACCTGTGTGCCAATTCGACCTGCGACAAGTACGCTTGACTCGTCTGAAACGAAGCGATTGAAGAGGTTTGATACAAGGCTTGACAGTACCTCATTCTTGAGGTAGGTCGGCAGGAGCTTGTTGAAGTCTAGGGTTTGTGCCATGTTTTACCAGCCAGGAGGTTACGCAGGTATTTATCCCGTAACCTAAACTCCCAGAATCACACTTTCCTTAGGTTTGACGCAGTACGGATGGTGTGAGGGCTGCGACGATCTGCACGTTAGACACTGTTGCGCACGACTGTAGCACCTCATCGATTCCTGATTCAATCGTGAATAGGGAGCCGAATGAGTTGACAGAGTACGTTGGCACGATAACAACTGAAGAGATCTGTGTTGGAAGCGCCTGGTGAATCAAACCGATCAGCTCAGTTGCATAGAACGTATCACCGAAATCCCAGTTAGAGATTGCGAAGTAGGTGTTGATCGTGTTGATAACTTCTTGCTGAATGCGCTGCGATGTGAATGTTGCAGTTGGCGCCACAACAACCATGAAGGTTGCCTGCAGCGTTTGGTCTGCCTGCGCACCAAAGAGCAGCTTGATCTTACCGGGGTGAAGCACGACGGTATCTGAGAGCATCTTGTATTCAAGCAAGTACCCATATGACGTTAGCAAGTCAAGTGGCGTTGGTGGTGATGGCTCGACTGTCGTGATACCGTTGATCCAATCTTGGACGCTCGTGTAGTAACCTTGAGTTAGAATGTACGCATCATGGATATTCGATACTGATGGATCGATTAGGTTTGCATCTGGCGTATAGTGCTGCCACATGAAGTCCAATCCAGTGATTGCATTGCAGCCATATACTTGCGTAACTGGATCATCAATTGCTGGAGCTGGTACAACAAGCTGACGCGCAAGCTGGAAGCTTGATGTTCCATTGACGACAACGTTTGACATAAAGTTGCCAGGGAGGAACGTAAAGTCAAGTCCTTCGGAGATAAGGTTGAACGTTGCAGAGTCATACAGCGCGACATCGTATGGATCAACATCGTAGCCAGACGTGTAAATGTAGTCTGTGCAAGGAACCACTTCTACGATAGTTGGATTTGCAGAGTTGGTTACGTTAATGAGAGTGAATTGATAAGATCCAGCTGCGAAGTTCTCGAACTGTAGAAGGTTTCCTGGTGTTCCAGTTCCTGCAGTGATGAAGTTGATCGTCTCAGTTGGAAGCAGCTCGAGGCTGTTCGTGATCACGTTTCCATTTTGGTCATATGCAAAGTTTACGCAGTCATAGATGTCAGCGACCTTAAGTGGTTGACCGAATGCATCGAGGTTTGAACGAAGTATGCGGATCTTGTCATACAGCGGTAGCAGAGTTTCTGAGTCAGTGATCTGTGAATCTTGGTTGTACCAGAAATTCGTGGTAGGACTTGAAGCGATAATCTTCATGTCACGGTTGTAGATTGACCAGTTAAGAACGTTTCCTGATCCATCATCTGTACGCGCAAGCAAGAATATCCAGTCTTGACCATTAGCGCTGGTGTCAAACGTAATTTGTTGTACGAGGTTAGGACCGTCGCTCGCGCCGCTATTGAAGAGGCCGAGACCCGGTGGTGTAGGTGGGCTCGTTACTGGTGGATTAGCAGTAGCAAACACCACGCTGTTAGGAATGAGCTGCCACCAGCCAGAAAGGTTTGCAGTATGGGCTTGCTCAGTGAGAGCGCTACCTGATCCTACATAACCGAATGCACGAACAACTGCACCCCATTGCAAAGGAGGTGTTCCAGTTACGGGCACTTCAAAGTTTGTGCCTGTTCCACCTCCAAGATTCGTGCGTGGTGTAGAAAGAACATTTCCTACAACATAGCCAATGCCCGCAGTTGTAATCGTAACTGATGTTACTGCCCCACCTGTAACTACGACAGTTGCAAGAGCACCGCTACCAGCACCGCCAATTAGTGGAGTGTTCGGATAGCTTCCATCCACGTAGCCTGAACCACCGATGATTGTACCAAGGGTAACAATACCGCCTGCAAAGTTTTGGTAGCTGATGTCGATTACGAATGCGTCGCCAGCCTCATATGCGGTGGATCCAGCAGTAATGACGAAGTCGCATGGTAGCAGTTCAGATCCTGCCTGTTCTGACCAGCGAGGAAGATTAGAGATTGAAGCCTGTGAAAGGCTGTAGCTTGGTAGTGATCCACGGAGATTACTTGTGACAGTAAATGTATTGCCGTCAGATCCCATCTCGATAGTGAGTGTTTCAACCTTGTAGTTGTACGTTGTCAGACCATTTGCAGGCGCTGGAACGGTTGATGCCGTTGGCGTAACTGATAGGCTGGCGAGGTATGGGTTTGCCGTGCCATCGCCAAAGCCATAGTTCTGCACACCAGCGGCTGGAGGATATGTTGAGTCGGCAATGTTGAGCAGCGAAATTGTGCCGTTGCCAAACGTTTGAAGCAGCGGGTTGTAGCGAAGACCAAAGTACTTCTGTGCCTGAATTGGCTGATAACCTGAACCGGTATCACCTGGTGGGTAAAGGTTCACGCCGTCGATAGTACGTGGAAGGTTTGTTGTGTACAGTTTGTCAGTTGTCGTTGGGTTCAAAACTGGATCTGGAACAACGCCGGCTTGGTTTCCATTGATGATTACCGTAGAAAGCTGCTCACCATAGTAGTGGCGGTCGAGAGCGCCTTGAATCATCGTCTTCTCAAGCAACGAACCCGTTGGGGTTACGAGTGAGTTTGGATAGACGTTGCCAAGGTCATAGCCATATGGTGCTACTGGGTTGCCATTGATGTCGTAGTAGATTGCCCGATTGTCTTCGATAAAGACTCTGCGTGGGTAGCTAAGAATACCGGCAGTTGTCCACGTGTAGCCATTAACCGTCGAAGACGTTGTGGCAAGTAGATGGGTGAGCGTGTTGTAAATCGCGTCTGTCTGCAGCGCAGGCTGGATGTATGAGTCGATCAGTCCGCGCGAGCTTGATGTAGTTACCTGAAGATCAACGGTTGTTGTGAGCGACATAGTAAGGTCGTCACCAAACAGCTTGATGTTCTGATATGCACCTGAAGCATCATTCCACTCAATGTACTTTGGTTGGCCGGCGAAGGTACGGTTGATTGTGTTAAGCTTAAGGATCGTCGAATCCTGAAGCATGAAAGTGTTGTAGTCTTGACCGTTGACCATGCGGTTCTGCGCGTAGTACGTTGATGGTGCAGACTGGCGAACGTGCTCAATGGTCTCAGATGCAGAGTTATTCTGCAATGCGGAGGTCAGAGAGAAAGTCATGTTGAAATTATGGTTGACGCTTGTTGCATCAGTGTAGACAAGCTGCATCGCCTGACCTTGAATTGCAGTCTTAGGGATGTTGATGTCCTGGTTTACCGAAGTGCGTGTCCAGAACTGGAAGGTGCCAACGGGAGTGTCGCTGAAGTTTCCATCACCAAACAGAAGTGCAATCTGGTCATTCTCAAGAGATTCAATTTGGTACTGATAGCGCGTGCTTGTGTTACTATTGAAGGCGAGCGTTTGGTCAGCGAGGTTGTTTACCGCTACCCAGTTCTGTGTAATCGTGTTTGCATTGTCTACTTGATAGACCCAAACGTCGGTGTTGTTGACGTTGATAGCGCTGAGCTCAATACGGCGGTTAGCAGTTGGTTGCGTGATCGTGTAGTTCGTGAGGAGCAGCGTGCCCTGCTTTACAAACATAAGGAAGCCAGTGTAGTCAGAACCATCACCACGGCCGTCAGAGGCGTAGACGAGGTTAAACTGCGCATTACTGTCTGGAGCACGCTCAAATGGACCGTTCGAATCGATATCAATAGGAACGCACTCCATTGCTACTGAGCTTGTGCTTGTAGCAGCATTGAATGAGAACACGCCATTGTTCAGCGTGCTTGTCTGGTTGTTGAACGTGTACAGCTGCATCAAAACGTCAGCGATCTGGAATGACTTAGATGGCTGACCGAATGGAACAGTCAGTGACGCATTCATGACTAGAAAGAACTGTTCCTTCCAGTTCGTGTTGTTTGGGTCGTTCCAGAGAATGATCTGGTTCGAGAGGTTGTTACCAAGTGAGTCATAGATTACTTGGTCAGTCTGTACGGTGTTGATCTTGACGAGGCCGCGCGCAGGAATATTGCGCGATGCAGAGTACGAGATGAGCTTTGCAAGGCGAAGGATCGACTGCTTGCGCTGTGCCGTAGAGATGAAGTTTTCATGAGCAGCAACGTCAGTGCGGTAGGCAATAAGCTCTGCAGCATACGCGAAGAGCTCAAGAAGTGCGATGAGTTCGCTTGACTCAATGAAGTCGTTGTAGTCCTCAGCGTAATAAATCTGAAGATACTGAAGCAGAGATTCCTTTACAGTGTCGAAATCGAATGATGTAAAGTTGATCTGTGAGAACGCGGTATAGACCTTGTCCCAAGACTCTGCAGCATACGTATTGATAATTGTCATTTACTTTTCCTAGGGAAACGTCCTGAGAACGATACCTTACCCCACAAAATCGCCCAGTTAATCAATGAGCCCTGCTCGAAAAATCCAAACACAGCAACATGATTCTTATCACGATAATATTCTATCGCGCGCTCATGATCATTCCAATGTACATCTATCACTGAGTTGGAACCTCAATGTTCAACACGCCAGTTACCTGGAACTCAACATACAGCAAATTTGCTACCGCTAATATCGCATTATTGTTTGGAAGTGATGCCACCTGAAGTGACAGTAGCTTGACGCGCGGATCATAATTGAAAACCGCAGTCAAATCTTCTTCAACAATAGCAATCGTCTTGGAATCATTTGGTTCAAATGCCAGAATCGGAATACGAGTTCCGAAGTTAGGCATCATTACGCGCTCGCCCTTAATTGTCCAGATCTGATTCAACAGATCCTGCTTAACAAGATCGATGTTCGTTAGCGAGAATGACTTGTTCTTAAGCCAGTTCGCAGTTGAAAATCCTCTATAGATCGCTTGGGCCATTTACATGCACCAAGAATGACCGCGGACAACAACCTCATGAGGTGATCCTGGTACCTTCAAGTACGCTGCTTCAGCCTCGGCACCAGCCTGGGTGTTGAATTTTGTTGCCAAATCAACCGCACTTCCCCAGATACCTGGAGCAGTGTAGTAGGTTGGAGATGAAGATGGGTTAGTTACCAGCTCGATCAACCAATAGTCCAATGATAGTGCCATGTTCACACCTATAATGTCGTATGCTATTTAGGGTTTCCAGTAAGGTCCGCGGGAGGTGCTTGAGACTGGGCGGGTCCATGGCTCAAAGCCTGGAACAACTGTCGGTCCTGTCGCTTGATCAGCGCAGGTTGCTTCATCTGCAGTTCCAGCGTCTGGAGCACCTGGTACCCCAGGAACTCCGCCAATGTTGGCATCACTGGTCAAGGTGATGCTGCCACTGTTGAAGCCAAGAGAAGCT